GCATAATTATCCTTTCTATTTATATAATTATACCATATAAAAATAGCAGATGTCAAGAAAATCTCAACATCTGCTTAAATACTTAATCCTGCAGTTCGGCCGCACGTTTCTCTTCAAGTTTCTTATTTAGTTGTTTACGACGTTCGATCATGCGGGATGTGTAATCTTGAAATGAGTCTTTCATATATTTATATTGAGCATAAGCTTTCTCATACTCTTCTTGAGCTAGTTCATATTGATAATAAATATCACCTAATACGATGCCAAGTTCATATTGTTTAGTTGTTTTATATTTACTATGAAGCGTTTTATGAACATTGAGAATACCACGGGCACGTTCTTTTAATACTTTAGCTTTAGTATGAGCAATTTCAATATCGCATTTACGTTCAGCAAAACGATAACCATCCCAATCATTAATATTAGAATAATCTTGTGGACATGGTTTAACAGAACAAGTAAAAACTCCATATTTACTTGACTTTGTTACATAATAGACAGGAATTCTAATTCCATTTATAATAATTTTATCTTTTCAAGAGTCTAGGATTTTACTATGTTTACTCATAATATTTCACTTTCTCCGCTTCATGACCATATTCTTTAATTATGAAAGGTATCTTGCGGTTATATTGAGGATATATTTTTTTAGCTACATTACAAGCTAAAGTTATTGCTTCTTTTGGATTATTTGCATTAAAATCACCATAAGTAATTGTTTTTCCATTTTCAGATTGAGATACATGATATTTAGTCATATAATATAATTCCTTTCATATCAACTATTCTTTAAAATAAGTATAACATTTAATTTAACAATTGTCAAACAATTTTTTTTACTTGTTTTTAAATTTTATTTGACAATTGTACATAATTAATGTTATATTATAATAAATAAAAGAAAGGGATTATTATGTCTGCATGGTTAATATATGGAAAAGTTATTAAAGAGATGCCTTTTCCAGATGGAAATGGTGGAAAGAAAATTGTAGAACCGCAAACAACTTTTCGTGCTCTTAATTATCGAGGACAAAGAGTATCTAGATTAGCTGATGCGGGAGAGTATTATGAAAAAGAAATGGCTCAAAAAATTATAGATAAAGCTCAAACATATTGGGATAAACTAGGTTATGGTGATTGTATTGCTTATGAAATTAGAAAGAGTAAATAATGTCGTATAGATTAGAATACATAGGGCCAACACAAACTTTTAAAGCTGCGGCACTAGATCCCAGAGATTTAAATTTAATTGATATTTCTATTGAGAATGGTAAACAATATATTGTTGAAATGCAACAAGATGGTCCAGTAACAATTTTTAATGGAGATGTAATGATTGATCCTAATACAACAATGTGGATTATTTTTCCTTCATTTGGTGGTCGAATTCCTTATTCACCAGAAGCTATGTTAAAACAATGGAGAATGGTCTAATAAAAGACAATAATTATTTTTATATTACTTTAAATTGTTGGAATTGTGATCACCCGACATGTCGTTTAGGGCATATCGTTCATGAAAATGATAAGGATGGTTGTGTGCGGCAAGTTGATGAAGATTTATTTATTGAACATTATCATCAATTGAAAGAAGTTTGGCCTTTTGTTTTAAAATCAAAAAATAAAGAAAAAATTGATGAAGAATATGAAAAAACAATGCAGATATTAGATAAAGTATATAATAGTCCATGTATTAAACAATATGGTAAAGGATTTAAAGCTATAGTTGGAGTATAAAATGATTGTCTGTACAGGTGATGTTCATGGAAAAGTTATTGAACGTTTTTCTTTTAAGCGTAATCCTGAGTTGCGACAATTGCAATCAGGGGATATTGTTTTTCAATTAGGTGATTTTGGTCAACCATTTGGACCTACTACCTATAAAGAAGCTGAATACGTTTTTAATTTTCTCAATGAAAAACCTTGGACAACTATTGTTATTGGTGGAAATCATGATGACTATGATTATTGGCAGTCATGTCCTCAAGTAGAATTATTTGGTGGAAAAGCTCGTCAAGCTACTTTTCATGGAAAGAATTTTTCAGTATTCTTTGTTGATGAAATAACAATTTTAAATATTAATAATTATAATATTCTTTGTATCCCATGTGCAGAATCTCATGATGTAAATATTTTATTAAATCCTAATGAAATTGGGTTTAAGCATAAACAGGCTATTTTACGAAAACAGCATCAGTGGTTTAGAGTTGTTGGTCGTTCATGGTGGCCGCAGGAAAAAATGGATGTTCAAAAGAATGCAGAGTTTATGGAACATTATATGAACGGACATTTTGATTTTATTCTAACGCATGATGCTCCCGCATTAATAAATTCATGGTTTAAAAGACCAGAAGATTTTGCAAGAATAGTTCCTACTGCGGGACAGTTATTTTTAGAAGAGCTGCGGAAAAATCTTGATTTTGATGTGTGGTTTCATGGTCATTTTCATTTTACAGGCTTTTGGAATAAAATATACGATGAAAGACTTTGCGGAGTATATTTTGAAATTATTCAACTTATTGATGAGAATTCCTTGACGATTGTACGATAAATATAGTATAATATAATTAAAGAGGAAGGAGAGTTGATATGTTGAATGGTATCTTTAGTTATTGTTCTTGGCTTGAAAATGATGTAGCAAGTAATATCATTGATTTTGTTGATAGACATAAATATACTTATATTCCGCGATGGAAAATTGATAATTTCCTTGATGAATATAATATTAATTATAATGAACTTCCACAATATTTAAAAGATAAACTTGATGAAATTGATGTGTACTGAGGAGCCATTGCATGCAACCTTTTGATTGTTTGACAGAAAATGATAAAGAAATTGTGCGGCAATGGTGTATTAATTATGCAAATGTAGAACCGCAAAGTATAGAAAAAGTTTTAGCAACTTGGAATAAAAATAAACGAACTTTATTTAGAGCTTTTGGAAAGAAGCTCCAAATTAGTTTTCCTGTTCATCAAAAAGTAAATTCAAGTTATCGTCATAATAAATGGAGAAATTTATATTCTCCATTTATTATTTATGATAAAAATGATTTACAACATTTTAAATATGACCCACGCAATCATATTTTTATAAATAATTTAGTTCAGTGGTTACGAGATACTTGGATAGATGATTTACCAATTTCAATATTACAAGCAATTCTTGAATATACAAAATATTGTTATATTGAAAATGGCAAGACGTCTAATGATAAACTTTTTGCTGGTGGTCTTAATGGAAAAATTTTAAAAATTCCTGCGGGAACTAAAATTATGCGTGCTATTCGTAAAGTCCTTGAGTATTATTCTTTTCCTTATATGGACTCATTTAATAAATGGCGTGATGATATTAGTGTAATTAATACTGATAAAGAAATTGATGCAGAATTAGTATTAAGTATTAATCCTGTAGATTTTATTACAATGAGTGATAATAAGAGCGGTTGGACTTCTTGTATGTCATGGATTGATGATGGTGGTTATTCAACTGGTACTATTGAAATGTTAAATAGTAATGTTGCTGTAGTAGCTTATTTACGGAATCCGCAGTCTTTTAATTATAATGATCTTGATATTCCAAATAAATCATGGCGTACTTTAGTGTTTATTCATAAAGATATACTTTTAGTTGGAAAACATTATCCTTATCAGAGTGAGGTTTTAGCAAAGATAGTTCTTGATAAAATCCAAGAGATTGTAAAAACAAATCTTGGATGGAAGTATTCTTATCAAAATCAACTTTATCGTGATATGGAAAGAAGTTATAATAATAATTTTATTCGAGATCCTAGCTATTTTCATCGAATGAATGATGGTCATAAAATATATGTTTATACTAATGTAATGTATCACGATATTATTGAAGATCATGGTACTGAATATTGGTGTTGTCGAAATAGGGTAGAAAAAAATTTATATTTAAATTTATCTGGACCAGCTACGTGTATGTGTTGTGGGATGCCTATAGATTTAAATAAAACAAATAATATTTCAACATCTAAAAAGTATTGTAGTAATTGTGAAGAAAAATACCAATGTGCGGGATGTAAATTTGTAAGTGTTTCACATATTAAAACAAAAATCTCTTTTATAGAAAAAACATATTGGGGTAAAGTTCAACATTATGGTAATCCTGATTGTATTATTTCTAATTATCTTTGGGATGCTGAAAATACATGCTGTATATCTAGAGATAAGGTATATGAAATAGATAAAAATAGGTATAAGCCATTAACAAGAGAAAGGTTATATTGTTAATGAAATTTGCTGCTCCTTATCAGTTAGAATTTGATTGTCCTATTAATTATGAAGATATAGACGAATTTAATATTTATTTTACAAAATATAGCTCTTTTGAAGAATTAAAGAAATTTGTAGAAAAATATCCTTCACATCAAATTAATGTCTCTTTTACAGACGATGATTATGATATTGAAAAAATTGCTGAATTGTGTGATGAATTTAAGAATATTTTTATTCGTCTTTCTTTGCGTGATTTTAAATATTTATATTTTTTTGATGATAATAATATTAATTATATTTTTGATTATACCATTCCAATATATAATTATTCTTTATTAGAATGGGTATTGAGTCATAAGGTTAAAGGAATTTATATTAGTGATGATTTAACTTACAATCTTCAGGAAGTATATAATCAATGTTCTGAAAATGGAATAAAACTAAGGGTACTTTTAAATAGAGTTCCGGTAACGAATTTCCTTTCATTAACTTGTCCAACAGTACAAGTATATCAGCCACAAAATTATGATTTTTTAAGTCAATATTATGATGTAGGTGAATTTTTTTATGAAGATAATTATGATTGGGGCAAAGTTAAAATTTTATATCAGAAATGGTTTATAGAGCATGATTGGGATGATGATTTAGAACTTATAAATTCTAATCTAGTGTTACCATATCCTACAAAGTCTATTCCTCCAGAATTAACAAGATTACGTTCAGTTTGTCAACATCGTTGTACAATGCGGTCTGAGAATACTTGTTCTAAATGTAAAAGGCTTCTTTTAAAGGGATATCAAAATGCAGATAATAATATAGCGTATAAAGATATTGAATATGGACTTCCATCATTAAAGGAAATGGTTGATTCAATTATTATATCAAAAGATAATAAAAATTAATAATTAAAAATTAAATATATTGTAAATTATTTTAATTTTATAATTTTAAGAGTAAAGGAGATATATTTATGGTTAAAGATTCTTATAGTACTTATTGTTATATCGAAAACAAAGATGGACAATATCATATTGAGTGCGATATGAATTATGGAGATAAAAAAATTTATTCAGATTATAATGGAGATAACTTCATTGATGGTTTAAATAGTATTATAGATGATATAACAGCTCAAATAAGTGAGCCAGAAGAATCTCCTGAAGATAAAATTGCTCGTCTTGAAAATTCAATAGCTAAATTGCAAGCAGAGAATAATTATCTTAATGAATATATAAAAAATTTGAAGAATAATAAACACGAAGAAAATTGTGAAAAAGATGCTCCGAATGAACATAAAGAAGATAATCAAGATTATAAAATTGATGAAATAATAGAACATCTTGTTGATGAAATTACTAATAAGAAAAGTTATAAATCATGGATTGATTCTATAATGTTATAGTTTGTTTTTTAAGGAATAAATATGGATTTTGTATATTATGTTGTTCGTAAAAAGGACATGGTTATTCTTGATGGCGCTAGAGATATGGTTAATGCAGTTAATATAGGGCAGCAACAAAATTGTGCTTGTTTAATTTTACAAGCATGTGTAATTACTGAGGTAGGCCAGGATCTTCCCTTAGAAGAACCGCAAGAATCTCTTAATCCTGAAATTGAGGTTGTTGAAACTGAAAACGAATAATTAAAAGTAAGGAGATAATTTTAATGCAAACACTTTCAAGTAAACTAAGTTCACGAAAATTTTGAATGGCAATAGCCGCATTTTTAGCTTCTATTGGAACCTCTATTGGAGCTTTTGCCACAGATAATTCAACTGTAGCTATAGCAGGAGCTGCATGTGCGGCATTAAGTGCAGCAATCTATGCGGCAGCAGAAGCTTACGTAGATGGTAAACGTTATGAGAGTAATGCGACATCAACAGTAACGACAACAACGAAAACAATTAGTGCTGCTAGCTCAAATGCTAAAGAAACAGTTGAAAAATTATTAGTTGATACTCCTTCTGATATTTAAAATTACTTTAAAATAGTTTGTAAAGCTCGCATATTTTATTAGATATGCGAGCTTTTTTTATCAAAACAAGATAATTTTTATGTTATTATTTTTACATAAAATAGAAATATTAAAAATTAAAAGAGGAAAAGGAGTATTATAATGATAGATTTAACTCAATCATTGCTACAAGCTATTTCTATCATCGCAGATAGATCTGTCGAAGAAATATCCTCTGATAAAACAATTAAGGCTATAATTAAAAAAAATATAAATACTTCTGAAGGTAAATATCTTATTACTTACAATGATGGAGATTTTTACGCGTATACTCAATCAGGTTCTACCGATATATATCAAGCTGGTGAAGAGGTGTATATATTAGTACCAGAAGATGATATGAGCCAGAAAAAATTTATCATTGGAAGGGTTGAAGATAATAAAGATTATAGTCTTTCTGAAGTTTTAAACAGTTCTTTGTTAAATGATTATATTATGATTGGTGATAATGCTATCATTGAAAAAGAATATCCTGCCGCAGAGCTTGATGAGGATGAAGACTTTCCTGAAAATAGGCTTGATGTTGTAAGGATGCAACCGTTAAAACTTGATTCACATTCTATTCAAAAGTTTCATTATTGCTATTTACATGATCCAAGTATTGTTAATTCAACTGATTATGATACTATTCAAAATAGAGTTGTTGATATTGACGAAGAAGTTTTTAGTAATTCTGCAAAACAAGCAAAGGCTTTATTAATAAGAAGTAAATTTAAAGCAAATCTTGATACAGATAATATTGGAAATTATGGAATTATTGTAAATATTGCATTCGCAGATGAAACAAATCCGCAAGTAGATGATAGTGGAAATGTTACTTATTTACCTAAGTTAGTTGCGTATATTCTTGATACTAGCAAAATGACTGGTAATCCAATGCGTTTTTATGACTATGTTTCACAATATACAATTGTACCTTTTGATGGTGAAAAATATTTATATATAGATTCTATTATTGCATTCAGTGAAGGTTTTGTTAATGAAGAGACAGACCCTCATGATGAATACGATGACGTTTATATCTATATGGATAATCTTGAAATCATTGCTCTTGATGAGATTTCTGCCGTTAGTGGAGATTATAAATTAAGACTTATTACTCCAAAAGGAAATACTATCAAGGTTGGCCGCAAAGATGAATTAAAGATTAATGCAATAATGAGTTATTCTAATCAAGATATTACTCAAAATACTGTTTTTTATTGAGGAGTAAAAGATTTTTCAGTAACTAGTCTTCATGATGATTATAACTCAAAATTAGGTACTGGGTATAGATGACTTAAAACAGAGAATAGTAGTGAAATAACATTAACCCCTTCTGATTTAACAGCTCCAGAAAATATTTATGCCTGTGTTGCTGTTTATGAATCAAATATTATTTTAAAAACCTTTGTTTCATTGTATAACAATAACAATAAAGTTGATATTGAAATTAGTAGTGACCAAGGAACAAGTTTTCAGTTTAATGAAGGAAGACCTACACTAACCTGTTTAATTAATAAAAAAACAGAGGGGTATCAAGAGAATTATCCTGATGATGCTTTTTCTTTTATTTGGAGTAAAGAAGATCCTGATTATGGTATAATATTATTAGATAAGAACGAAGAGCTGTTAATAGCAGAGAGAGAAGCTGAAATAGCTCAATGTGACATTAATGAAAATGGTTTAAGTGATGCCGGTCATTCAAAAACAGAAATATTGTCATATTATTCGACACAAATAAATCAAGCTCAAGGTATTCTTTATCCAAGTGGCATTTATGGTCCTAAAATTACTTGTAAATTAAAAAATACTAATACATATGTTACTTATTCATGTTCTGTTTATAGAGCGGGTGTATATATAGGATATGGATCTATTACTCTGCAGAACCATAAAGATATTGTTAATAATAATTATTATATTGATATTATAAATGGAAATCAAGTATTTCAATATGATGAAGCTGGTATTTCACCAAATAGTCAAAAACAACAAAATCCAATAGACGTTCTTGATTTGACAGCAGTATTCCGCAGTCCGCAAGGTGCAGAAGTTACTCCTAAAAGAGTTAGATGGATAATGCCGCAAGGGCAGTCATTAATTAATATTCCTTCTCTTGGATTAGAAACAGATATTGAAACAGGAGATAGATATTTTGAGGGAAGTATTTTCCCTTTAAGTATTAAAGATATTTATGATAGTAATTGTAATGATAATCAAGTAATTGCTGTTGTTACTCATGCCGATGGAACAGAATATCGTCAGAGTAGTAATTTATTGTTTACAAAAGTTGGTGAAATTGGTACAAATGGTACTGATATAGTCTTAAAAATTAATGAGAAAATTACACCTCCAATTGATGAATGTTTAACAATAATAAAATCTGATGGAAATTATTTCTATAATGAATACGATAATTCTACAAATACATACACTAATATTAATAGAGAAGTTTTAGAAGCTGATTTATATACAAATAATTTTAAAACTTTGGGTTATACTACTCAATGGACAATTGCAGATAAATCTGGAGTAGGATGTAATTACGTTGTAGAAAGTAATTTAAATAATAATACTTGTAAAATTTCTTATAATAATCCATCTTTATCTAATTTATTAGATACTCGTATTATTAAAGCTCAAACAAGTTTAAATGGTAAATATCTCTATAATTTTTATGGAATGCCTGCGATTGAATATAATTCTGGATATACTTATAATGAATATCCTATAAAGATTATACGACAAGATACTTTAAAAAATATTCTTTATGATTCTAATGGAACTAATCCTTCATATAATGAAAATCAAGGCATCCATGTAGAATTTCCTAATTGAAATGTTACTGGGTACTTAGAATGAGCGGTTGAAAGTGGTATAAAAACAGACGGCGAATATGAAAATCCTAATTTGCTACTTTCTAGAAGTCCTAAATCTAAGACAGGATCTAAAGAATTAAATGCATCTTCTGATATTTCAGATATTGAAGCTTTTATTTTAGAAATTCAAGATATGAACCAAACATGCTTAGAAAATTCTAGTGGTAATATTAAAAATTATATTAATCAATTTTTAATAGATGTTGAAGAGATTGCTTTAGATAATTTACTGCCAACTTTAATTAAGATAGATAATTTAGAAAAACGGATTAATGTTTTTAAAAATAAAACTCCTGATAAAAAGAATATTTATATTCAAACAATATATGAAGGATATACAGATTTACTTGAACAGATTAAAACTGAATGTCAATCTTGTAAAAATTTAAATGAAAAATATACTAAAATTTATGATAAAATTCAAAAAATATGGAATAGTGAATGGCCTAGTGTTATTACAAGTACAAGATTAAATATAAATAGTGTTAATCCGTATAATATAAAAAATATACAAGAATTAATCCAAGTATATCAAAAAGCATATGATGATCGTTCTAATAATAGCAATAATGCGGTTCAAGTTCCTATTAGATCAGTTCTTTTTAAAGATAATTTTAATACATTAATTGGAAATGAATTAAATAAAAATGATGAAGATACGGCAACAGGCTTTGATAAATGCTATATAAGATATTGTAATTCTCATGGTATAGTTGATACATTTGATCCAGTTTTAGTTGAATATGCTAAAATTTTAATAACATATCTTTTTATATTAATAGATGAAACTCAAAAAAGTTTTGGCGAAGATGATGATGTTATTAAAAATAAGTATAGTTTTATTTATGACGATTGAAATATTTTAAGTCCGGAAGGATTTGAAGCTATAGGTAAAAATATTTATGATATTATTCTTAATGCTGATAGTGCTGCAGCAGGGGTCTATGATAATATCCGAAGTTTATATCAATATTATCAATCTTTGTATATAAATATTAAAAAATATCAAATAGCAGAAGATTCTGAAACTTTTAATGTTTGAATTTCAATTTTGAATGGAGAAGCACCTAACCTATTAAAACAAATTTATATTGTTCCAAATGATACTTTTAATGGTTTATATATGAACAATAATGTTGTTGGTACAGTATTTATTGAAGAAGATAGTTCTAAAGTTCAAATTGCTAAAATATATATTCCAATTATAATGACACTTAATACCTATGAATTACCAGCTTTAAATGGATGAGATGGTACTTCCGTGGATATTGGTGAAGATCATATTATGACTCCACAAATTGGTGCTGGTATAAAAGATTCTACAACGAATACTTTTACTGGTATGGTTATGGGTGTAGTTGGTAATGAAAGTACAGATACGAATAATTTAAAAGGTAAAATTGATAAAACAAAAAAAGTTGGTTTAATTGGATACTCAGATGGAAAACAATCTTTGTTTATTGATTCTAAAACTGGAAAAGCTTGTTTTGGATTACCTGAAAGTGATGATGGAACAAATGAAGGCCGGATCGAATTAGTTCCTGGTGGTATTAGTAAAATAGGAAATTGAAAAATAGGGAGTCACTTTTTATATAATATCGTTGATGGCAGTTATGAACAACGAGTAGATACTATATCTCGAAATAATGATAAAAAATTAATGATTCCGCATGATAAACATGGTATTATTCTTAGTTCTGAAAAACCTTATATTCATATAAAAGGTGAAGTTTATGAAAATAATAACTTAAAAGATATTGATTATGCTGATGAATATAATAATATTAATGTTGGAGATAGTCTTGAATTAAGATTAGATCCAGGTAATGATTCATTATTCTCTATTGTTCAACATACTATTGGTTTTGGAGATGAAGATAATAGTAGTTTATTGTTTGGATATAAATCAAATGGTTCAGATAGTAATCCAAGTAATAATACTACAATAAAAGATTATATTGTTAATAAAAACTTTGGTTCACAAGGAACACCACAAATTGGTGAAGGCGTAGAATATCATATTTATAAATTAGATACTGACAATGTCGGAAAATATAAAGCTTATTATCAAAAAGATAGTGGGTCGGCGATAACTAAAAATTCATTTTCTGAGAGTTTTACGATATTAAATACTATTAAATATTTATCCAGCAGTATTACAGAAACTAATTTTAAAAGAACAATTGATCCTAACCCTGTTTTTAAAATTGATACAATAAATGGGATTATTACATATAATCCAGATAATCTAGCTTGAAATAGTGATAATGAACAATGACAAAGTGTTACTCGTTATACTCCTTTCGTTTCTGATAGTTTTAATATTGGTTTAAACTATAGTCAAGAAAATAATAAAGGTGATTTTAATATAAAAATAGGAAATATTACTAATTCTACTGGTTATAAGATTAGGAAAATATCTTTTGGTTATTCTTTAAAGTGTGAATTGGAGAATATTGAATTTATAGATTCTGAAAATACCTATATTCAATTTTATGTTTGTGTTAATGATTCAGACAATATTAATAGTAATAATGTTAAATTAATATCAAATAAAATTAATATTTGAGATAATTATAAAAATATTTCTTCTTCTTCTGTTGAATTATTTTCTAATAATGAAGGATATTTAGCTAATGGAAGTTCCTATAAATTAAAAGCAAGAATATATACTGAAAATTATGCTATTAATGCAAATTGTTCATATCAAGTAAATCGAACAGCAACAACTGTTAAAGAATTGTCAATAACACCAGAGTATGGAAGCGTTAATGTTGTTGCATCTACAATAGAAAAAACTTTTAAGAAAAACAATATTGGTAGTGATTGAGGAAGTTATAAAGTTGATACTAGCGGGAGGCTTTGAGTAAAACTTATAGAATCTAATTCATCTAATCCAACAGAATATGACATTATTGTTTGAAAAAAATCTCTTAATTCTCCTGTTTATGGTGGTAGAATACGTGAAGATGGTGCTTGAGTAAATTTTAAAGGTGAAGATGGTAGTAATTATGATAAGGGTTATGTAACTTTAGATCCAAAACCGTCTTCTTCAGTTAATGACTGGTATGTAAGTTTTTATGCTCCAGGGACTTTTATGATACAAAATACTGAATATACTTCAGATATTACGACACAAATAACGTATGATTTTATTTCTCCTTTATTTAAAAATTCTGTAACTTATGGTATTAAATTTGGTGATTATAGCTCTATTAATTTTTCTTATGGATTAAAAATAACTAATCTTAGTATTCAAAACATATATGGTTTTTCTCCAATCAGTATTAATGAAGACGTACTTTGTGTAGAAAGCACTGTAAATAATTATAATTTACAAGGTATTAGATATGCTTTAACTTATTGGAAAAATGATCAACAAAGAATTAGGTTTTATAGTTCTTATTATATTTATGTAAACAATAATACTGATGTTAAAGCACAATATGGGTTTATTGATATTAATAATAATAATGGAACATATTATAAATATATAAAAACATTAAAAAAACAAAATGTTAATACTTGATTTAATACTCTTTCTAATGTAAATATTTCAGGATTTATCCATAGTGAAAATTATAAAAAAATAAATAATATAGATATTTATGATTGAGTAGATGTTCCTGTAAAAAGTTGTAATAATATCCTTAACTGAAAAGAATTCATTCGAGTTGGATTAGATGAAAACGGTCGTTTTTATACTGCTGGTTTACAAGATAAAAAAACTTATAGCCGTACTGGAAGAATTTTTAGTTTTGGCAAAGTTGCTGATTTATATGGTCAAGAAATTAGAACTTTAACTTCTAATAATAATTATACTCCTATTATAAAAATATTTTCAAAAATAAAAAATAATTTAGAAGAAACTACCTATATTACAAAAGGTAAAAATGATAATGGTAGTATTAGTATTAGAACTGCTGGAAATGGAAATAATCATTTTGTTGAATTAGGAGCAAGTCAAAATTTTGAGAATGAAACAGGTTCTATTCCTGAAGTACAGAATTTTGTTAGAGTTAGTTATAATAAAGGCGTACAAATTCAAACAATTAATACAAGTACAAATCCTGAAGGAATAAATAGTATTAATTTAACAAATACTGGTTTATCTATAGAAACACCTACAATAAAAATTTCATCTAATAATATTCAACATCAGTTTTCAAAAAATTATACTTGAACTAGAACTCCTTATTTGATTATTTCTTCAGATACATCATATTCTTCTCCTGATGGAGCCTATAGTGGAAATACTAAAAGTGGACAATTTAGAATTAGCGCTTCAAAAGTTGTTGATAGTAGTCATCCAGCTAGAATAGATTTACAAATAGGTGAAGAAGCTAAAATTAGAATTCTTTCCAATCAAATTCAATTAAAAACAAATGATAGCCGTTATATTTTAATTAATAATAATAATTCTGATGGGACGGGTTTAGGTAAATTTGCAATAGAAGATATGATGTTACAATTTAATAATAAAACTCTTACTTTAAAAAATAAAAATAGTTTTATTTCAATTCAGCCAAATTCTTCTGGTAGTTCTGATTATTCTATTTCAATATCTTCTAATTTAGGTGGAAAAATAAATTTAACAAATAAAGTAACAGTTTTAGGTTCTGGCGGTTTTACTGTTTCTGCTGGACCAACCGTTTTACAAAAAGAGTTAGAGGTAAAAAGCAACGCTTATATGTTACAAGATTTACATATAGGATATAAACCTGGTAATAATAAATCAAGTAAACAAAAAATTTATTTATATAAAAATGAAAATAAAAATTATGTACGTTTTTCTGCAGATGATTTAGAAAAGATTTTTAGTTGATTCAACAATAATCGTTGGGCAATTGGATATTGTGAAGAGGATAATACTTTATATTTGAAAAATGTAATAAATGAGTCTAGTCTTGAAGGAGCATATGATACTAAGAGTAAAAAATATAATTTTTCTTCTTCAATTCAAATATCTAAAGATTATACAGGTACTAGCTATTAGGAGGCTTTTAAATGACAACAACTTTAAATACTTTATATCCACCTCAACTAGAAACTTTTATGCCTTCTTTTCGTTATGACAAACCTGCTAAGATATGGTTTAAAATATCCTCTTATGATGAAACAAAAATATCATTAATTCAGTATATTCATGTTTCTATGGTTGATCAGCGTACTAATCAAAATGTATTTGCGGGTATGAATAATGATAATGTTGCATACCCGCAATATTATCCTGTAAAATTTTATCCAGATAATACTGATGGAGCTAATGGTGATATAAGAACAGGTTATGATAATGATAAAGAAATGTATTGAGTAAGTATTCCTCCCAGAGTATTAAAAACGAATGTTCCGCTTAAATCTGGAAAAACGGCGGTATATAATACTAAACAATATTATAAAGTACAGTTACGTTTTGATTTAACTGGAAGTGCTGGTTATTCGGCGAATGATGGATATATAGATCCTACTTCATATTTTTCTTGAAGTGGTTCTAAAGCAAATGCTTTAAAATTGGCTGGATATACTAATGCAAATGAAAATAATTTTTCTGAATGATCTACAGGAACTTTAATTAAACCGATTCTTATTCCTGAATTAACTATTCAAGGATTTTCAGATAGTGATGTAAATAATATAAAGCCTAATACTGATACATTAATTTCTGGGTCTTTAAAATTTGTTAGAGTCTCTGATGATACAACTCATACGGATAATGAAAAATTATCTTGATATCAAATTAAAATAATGAAAAATTCAATAGTATATTATGATACTGATAAAATGTATTCTGACAATGGTAAAAAATATTATTGTAGAATTGATACTTCAATGTTATCAGAATCAAACAATAATTATAAAATGCAGTTTACTTATGAAACAGATCATGGTTATACTCAAACAGTTTCATATACTGTTGCGATAGAAGGATATGGTAATAATCAAACAAATGAAACTTATAAAATTACTACAGACGAAGAAAATGGTAGCGTTATTCTTGATATTGTAAAAACGAATCATCCAAAAGGCTCTACTTTAACGATTAGACGATCTTCACATCGTTCTAATTTTACAAAATGAGATTTAATATATGCTTGTAAATTTCCAGTAGCAGAAAAATCTATTGTAATTGAAGATACTACTATAGAAAGTATGACTGGTTATCGTTATCAAATTCAATATGTTAATGGAAATACAATATATGCGCCGCAACGAACAGAGATTATACGGTGTGATTTTTATGGAGGATTTTTTTCAGATAGTGAAAGGATGTTAAGAGTAAGTTTTGATCTTGAATTGTCAAACAGAGCGAATGCAGTAAATCGTACAAAAACAGATACTCTTGGTGGACGATATCCAATTTTTACTCAAAATTCTAAATTAAAATATCATACTTATAGTATAAGCGGTCGTATTTCAACTGAAGATAATGGAGAACTATTTTTATCAAAACAAGAATTATTTGGGCTTTCATCTGACTCTAATTCATACTATAATTATATGTATAATGTTAATGAAGTTACTAGTACTGATACATCAATTTTTGGTGGAAAATCTGGTTCATCAACATCAGTTTCAACTAAGAGAATCCAACCTAATAATGATTGATTATATGAGCGCGAATATCGAGATGCTGCTGAAGAATGATTAAACAATGGTAAACCAAAATTGTTTAGATCAATGACAGAAGGCAATATGATTGTTATGTTAGATGGCGTTAGTATGACTCCAGATACTGCACTTGGCCGCAGGTTATATAGTTTTAGTGCGACCATGTATGAAATAGGCGATGGAAAAAATTTAGACTCTATTGCTTCTTTTGGATTATTTAATATTATTGATCAACGCTAATTTTACTAAGGAGAAATAATGAAAAAACAATATCCTTATTCTAATAATATAGAATTTCTTAGTAAATTAGATGTATTCCATGTGCGAGAACAATGAGTAAAAATTACTTTACTTGAATATCGTGATGAAACTCCTATAAGAGATATTGAAGGAGAAATTATAGATGGAACTCTCACAAAAGATGGGAGTTCCATTATTCGTCGTACTTGTAGTTTAAGTTGTGCGGTTGATAGTTTTAAGTATAACCCAGACGATATAAAATCTGATTATTCTATCTCTAAAAAAATATATCTTGAATTAGGTATAACAAATAATACTACGGATTATCCTGATGAAAAGATCATTTGATTTCCTCAAGGAGTCTTTTTTATTACAAGCTTTTCAATTTCGTCCTCTGCTAATGGTGCAACAAATATCAGTTTAGAATTTAAAGATAAAATGGCAAAATTAGATGGTACTATTGGAGGTATTTTGCCGTATGTTGTTAGATTTGATACCACTACGACAGTAGAAAATGATGTCGTCACCACTACTAAGGCTTTAGTATATGACATTATAATGGAAACAGTGAATCATTTCGGTGATGAAGATATTTCAAATATTATTATTGACGATGTTCCAAGAAAAGCTAAGAGAATTATTCGATGAATGGGTGCTGAATCATTATGAATTTATCCTATATCGAATAAAGGAAAAATATCTTATGATGTTTGTTTTACTTCTGACCTTGATGAAAAACAAGGCGCACATCACCCTGTTTTAATTAATAATAAATATGTCGGAGCAAAAGAATATAGAACAAATGAAGATATAGGATATGTTTATGAAGATTTTGTCTATGATGAAGAATTAACCTTTAAAGCTGGGTCTAAGGTTACTGATGTATTAGATAAAATTAAAAATTGATTAGGAAATTATGAGTATTTTTATGATGAATATGGGCAATTTCATTTTCAAGAAATAAAAAATTATTTAAATAATTCTCAATCTGCTCATATATGAGATAAAATTCAAGATACAGGAGATATTGATTATTTATTTGAATCCACGCATGGAAAATCTATTTATACTTTTGACGATAATACTAATTTAATTAGTGTTACAAATACTCCTTCTTATGAAAATATAAAAAATGATTTTATTGTAGAAGGTACTGTTACAAGCAAGAATAATATAAAACATACTTGTCTTTATCATTTGGTTATTGATGATAAACCAACAATGACAGGAGGACATAATAATGTTTTAATATATGTAGATCCTGATACGGGTAATACGACTCTTGCAACACCTAAAATAATAAAGCCAACGCTTAAAAATAATAAATATGTTTGATCATTACCAGAGTTCGGAGAGAGCTCACGAATTTATGGGTTGCTTGAAGAACCTCAAACTCATACTTTTAAAAAGGTATTAAAAAATGTAAATGAATTTGAAACAGAATATAATAGCTTTGTTAATAAAGAAAATAAAGCTATTAATGAAGATAACAATTATTCATTATCAGCAGATACAAAAACTTGATTACTCGCTCTTTTAGAAAAATATATGGGATATAATGATAATAGTACTTATAAAGAACAATATAAAGATGTTGTTTTTACTTTAGCAAGACAATTGCGGAGATATAATGTTTCAAAACAAGTTCCATTATTATCATCAACAAAAAGATATTATGCAACTTTATATAATAATTTTGTAGCAGGTATACCATCTAGAGGAACAAGTTTGTCTTGATGCGGAGGATTGTTAAAACTATTATATGATTTATTTGCTGAAATCGGTAATGATCCAAATGATTATAATAATTTTATAGATACAGAATATTGACCAGCAATTAATAAGAAAATTTCAAATTTATGAAATGGAATTAATGTTGCCGGTCATACTGATTCATATATAAAATTACAAAGACAAAGTCAGTGTAGACAATACATAAATGATGTTAAAATAAAACAAACACAATTAAAAATTTTAATTGAACAATATACTCAAATAATTAATAATTATAATGTTCGTATTTCATCACTGACAAAGAAAAAAGCAGATACAAGTACAGCTATTGCTGCAAAAAAAGTTATTCAAAATCAAATAAACAATTTTAAAGAAGAACTTGAGATTTGCGGCAAACGCTTAACCATATTATATGCGACTCTTACAATGTTAGGAACACCAGATGCAACTGGTGGTGAAGTATATTATCGTATTAATGTTTCTATTCCTGTTTATACGAGTTCTTTTTGATATTATGACACAGATAAAAAATCAAATAAATATGGTTGAAATGAATTAATTTGATTTAAATATTATCATAATAAAACATCTCCTACATCCTATTATTCAAATGGACTCGGATCAATGACTTATATTAATTATTCAGATATTGATTGAGAAGAAATCGAGTTTGATGGAAACAATCGTCCTTCAATGAATCGATATTCTTCATGGTATGAGAATAATTATATTGATTATGCAAAAACTCATGATTTAGAATATATTGATACAGATGTTATCGATGATGAATATATTCCTAATAGTTGAAGAACACAATTATTATTAATGGGGTTAGAAGCTGAAGCCAATGGGACTGATCCTGGGCATTATTATAATGAATTAAAAGCTAATTTACCCGTAGTTTATAATTATAAAACAGGAACACTTATAGCTAGTAGAGTTGACTTTATTAATTATTTTAATAATGCAAATGCGGTTATTACTTCAAACAACTTTTCTTTTTCAGACAGTAAAGCACAAGCTGCAGCAGATAAAGCAGAATTTACAATAAAAGCGGTGGCTAAAATACAAGACGAAATGGCTAAATATGAAAACGATCATTATTATTATTTCTTTGATATGATTGATAGCTCTTCACCGATATGAGGAGAGTATAGTGTAAAAAACATAGGACGCCGCACAAACATTACTTCTAAAGATAGTATCAATTGTATCTTCGCCCCAGAGATTCCTCCTTTTGCTTTTTTAAATGTTAGTGGAAAAACAATACAAAAAAGAAGAGCAGAATATGCTGAATTAGCTGATGTTGCAGAAGATATTATTCAAGTAACAGATCTTTATTACAGTAATTTTGCAACAGGAGGATTTAAACAATCTGCTTATGAACAAATTAAATATGATTTACAACAACATACTTCTTATCAAAACAATATTAGCATAACCGCGATTCCTTGTTTTTATCTTGAACCAAATACGAGAGTTACTTTAAATGACCATGCAACAAATACTTTTGGTGATTATGTTATTAAATCAATCTCTATTCCTCTTGGAATAGGAAATAACATGTCTGTAAATTTATCCAAAGCAATAGAACGAATTTAAGGGGGTACTATGGACATAGCTACTATTAGTATTCTTACTGTTATAATTGGATGTATCTTAGGATTAGCTGAATGAATACGAGTTACTAAAAATGATGCTGGTATGTTGTCTGCTAAAATACATACTTTAGAGACACAATTTAATCGTTTACAAGAAAATTTTTATGAATTAAAGCATGATGAAAAAAATGTTGAAGCTATTGTCCAAAAGGCTCTTGAAGAAAAAATTGTAAATGAAAAAATATTGGCTTTATTACAAGAATATTATAATGATGTTTCAAATATAAATTAATTATTGAAAAATATTTTATTTAATAAATAACAAAAAATAATAATTAAATAATAATAGAAATTACATATATTGGAGAAAAATATAAAATAATAGCTTAAGGAGTTAATAGTAAATGGATGTAGGTACAATTTCTATTATTATAGCTATTATTGGTTGTTTAGTTGGTGCAGCTGGATGATTACGAAATACTCGTACAGATGCAAGTCAACAAAAAGGTGTTGAATCAGAAATTAAAACTAAACTTGATTTTATGTCGAATGACATTAAAGAAGTTAAGGTTGATATAAGATCTTTTAGTCGTGATTTACAGGACGTGCGAACAATAGCTATTTCCGCAGAAGCTGAAGCTAAACGAGCCAATACTAGAATAGACAATTTAATTGAAAAAAGAGATAAAGGGGAGTAAAGATGGATACAGAATTAAACCCCGTTTCATATCTTACTATAAATGATGAAACTCGTGAAATAGTAGACCAAAATGGTCGTGATCAAATTAATTTATTACAAGCTCAAATTAATTATATTGCTACAGAATTAAATATTGACCTTTCAGCCGTGTCTTTAGAAAATTAAATTTTATTTAAGAGAGTTCTTTATTAGAACTCTCTTTTTTTTTATTTATTCAAAAGATAATAATATGTATAGTCTAATTTTTAAATATTATAGGTGTATTTCACCTGGAATTCCTATTTTATTTGTTATACGTATAAGAGATAAAGGAGTGGATGTTCTTGAAAAAGATACAATATAATCATGAAGAACACCAATATCAGTTGTGAGGAGGTGTAAGAATCTATGGCAAAATATAGTAATCAAGTAATATATGATATTAAAACTACTCTTGACGCAAGTGGCATCACTAAATTGCGTTCAGAATTAAGTAAATTAAATCAAGATGTTGCTACTATTGGAAAAACTCAATGAGGTCTTAAAGATAGCGAAATTCAACGTACTGTTAATCAAGTAAATAGACTACAAAGAGCTATTACAGAATGTTTTAACCCTAAAATTGGTATGCTAGATTTATCTAAGTTTAATAAAACTTTAGAACAAGAAAAAGCTCTTCTTGGTACTATTAATACAGATTGAGCAAGAATGGGTGCACAAGGCACTAGAGCAATTAATTCATTAGCAGCTTCTGTTTTAACATTAAATAAAGATGCTATTACCGTTAACTCGACTTTATCAAAAATTGCTAATACATTTGGTAATACTGTTCGTTGGGGTATTACTGCGAGTATTTTCCAAGAGATGATGAGTAGTATTCAGGGTGCTGTTTCATATATGAAAAATTTAGATGAATCACTAACTCAAATTCAAATGGTTACAAATTCATCTAAAGAAAATATGCGGGAACTTGCTCAATATGCGAATAATGCTGCACAAGCTTTAGGTTCAACCACTGTTGATTATACAAATGCTGTTAAAGTGTTCGTGCAAGAAGGTTTCTCCGAATCAGAGTCTAAACAATATGCTAATTTATCAACAAAATTAGCAAATGTCTCAGAACAAAATACTCAGACTACTTCTGATCAAATTACAGCTTATCGTAATGCTTTCCAACTAGATTATCAACAAACTGTTGAAGCAATGGATAAAGTTGCTAATGTTGCTAATAACACAGCATCAAATGTTAATGAATTAATGACAGCTTCACAGCGTTCTGCTTCAGTAGCAAATGCAGTTAATGCGAGTCAAGATTCATTTTTAGCTTCGATTGCAACAATTGAATCTGTTACACGTCAAAGTGCTGAAGAAATTGGTAATGGTTTAAAAACAATTTATCAGCGCATGGCAGATATTAAAGTAAGTGGTAAGACTGATGACGGAGTTGATTATGGTCAATATGCTACTACTTTAAAAGAAGTTGGTGTTGATATTCTTGATGCTAATAGAGAAATTAAAAGTTTTGACCAAATACTAACAGAACTTCAAGCTGTTTGAGGTGATTTGTCCGATACTATGAAGCAAGCTGTTGGTCAAAAAGTTGCAGGTAAATTCCAATATAATCGTTTCGTTGCATTAATGGATAACCCAGAGTATTATCAAAAAGCATATGATGCTACTCAAGGTGCTTCTGGTATGATGGATCAAATGAATGATTATTATGTTGAAAGTATCGAAGGTAGACTTAATACTTTACAGACTGCAGGTGAACAAATAATATCTACATTATTTGATCAAGATAATATTGAACCAATTATTGGTGCTGCAACAGATTTTTTAAATATTATTAATAAAATTATTGATTCAGTTGGCGGTGGACTTCCAGTTTTTACTGCTTTAAGTGGAATTTTGTTAAGAACTTTTAATGCACAAATTAGTGAACAAGCAGCTAGAATTGCTACTAATATTCAAGCATCTATGCAAATTTCTCGTAATGCTAATTTTGTAGAACCAGTGCTTGAACGGATTCAAGGGGCACAAGAAAAAAGGGGTGAAGATACTTCTGCTATTGGAGAAATTCGTAGTACTCTTCAAGGAAAAGGACTTTCTAATTTAACTGAAGGTACTAGAAATAAAGTAGAAGATAGCGCTTTAGAACTACTTGAAGCTGAAAACAAAATTGCGGATGTTAAAGATAAACAGCAATTATTACAGAAACAAATTAATAAAGACTTAGCTAATAATTCTGAATTAGCAGATGTCATTCTTGCAGAAGATAAAGAACAATATGAACTTGGTGCTAAGAGACTTCAACAAGAAAAAGATAAATTTAATGCAGAAATTGCTTTTGGAGATTTAAGCGAAGAAGATATTAAATATAAAGAAAATGAACTTAGAGTAGCAGAAGAGGCTGTCGAAGCTGATAGAATAAGATATGAACAAACGCAAGCAAGAGTTAATCTTGGAGAACAACTAGATAATTATACATTAGAAGAATTAGTAGCTTTAGATAAGCGGAATGCAGAACTAGGTCAAAGTACAAATTATGCAGAAAAATATCTTGAATATACTCGGGCGGCATCTATTGCTGAAGGTGAATTAAATGCGGCATCTGAAAAAATGAAAGGCGTTGGAGAACAAATCACTATGGAGCGGCAAGTCGCTTCTATTACCAATTTAGTTTCTGGATTAACGTCTGCAGTATTTCTTACTCAATCTTTAGTTTCTTTGTGGCAACTTTGAGGAGATGAAGATACCTCTCAAGAAGATAAAATTATCGGAACTATATCTAGTTTAGTAATGATTCTTCCTATGGCAGTTACTGCGTGACAAGCTTTTACAGCCGTTGAATGACAAGCTGTTAAAGCTTCACTTGCTTTTATTGCAACTCCAGTTGGAGCAGCAATTGCGGCGATTGCTGCTGCTATTGGTATTGCTGTTATAGCTTTTAATGGTTGACAAGAATCAATTCATGCCGCGAGTAAAGAATTTGAAGCACAAAAAGAATTATTAAGTAAAACTAAGAAAAACTATAGTGATGCTAGAGAAGAAGTTGATGCTTTAAAACAATCCATAGATTCTCTTGGAGAAACAAAAAAATCTTTAGAAGATTTAACAGAAGGTACAGATAAGTGAAAAGAAGCTGTCCGAAAACTTAATGATCAGGTTTTGACATTACTTCAGACCTATCCTGAATTAGCTCAATATGTTAAAAATGAAGATGGTGTCTTAAGTATAAATGATGTTGGTATGGATCAATTCTATCAACAACAATTAAATGAAGCTGATCATCTTGCAAGTATTAATTCTGTACAACAAATTAATACTTTACAAGCTCAAAATAAAAAAGAGGTAGAAGATTTTTCTAATCAGTGAGGATTGTCAAAAGAAGAAATTTCTAGCGCCATCAAAGAAGGTGCTTATTCTCTTGAAGGAAAATCTGATTTATTAAATGCTTCTTTTGCTGAATTGGTAAATAAAGTACAAGTAAATTCAACTTCTATTGATAATTTATCAGATAATATTGGTACATTAAATACAACTTATTCTGATTATAGCTCAAAAGAAGATATTAATCTTGATGAAGTAAAAGAAGCTATCCGTAAACAATATGGCGTTAGTCAATATGATGAGTATGGTAATAGTACTGGAACAAAACTTGATTTTAGTACAATGACCAATGATAAAGAATTTTTAGATGCTGTCACAGAAGCTACTGGTAAAAATATTATTAGTGCCACAGATACTAGTTGATTTGATAGTAACGTTAAATTTAAAACTAATGATGGCGATGAGTTTGAATATACAACAGATCAATTACTTAATTTATTAGCAGATAGTCAAGCAGCGATTGATGCAACTAACAAAAAGCTAGAAGAGAATAAAATTATTTATGAAGCTTTTGGCGCCAGATATGACGAAAGTAGCAAAAAATTTGTTGATTCTTCTGGTGAAACAGTTTCATCATTAGAAGATTTAAATGGAGTGACTAGTGATGAGATTGCCGCGATCAAAGCTTTTCAAGATGGAATCTATAATGATATTGCTGTAAAAGATTTTTATGGTTCTCTTGAAGAGTTTGTAACTGAGCTTAAAGACAGTACTTTAAGCGTAGATGGTTTTTCTGAAGCTTTATTAGCCGCACAAGTTCAACGGAAAGAAGAAGGCGTCTTTGGCGATGAGGGTAGACTTACAAGTTTATCTCAAACTCAAGGTATGATGGTAGACGCCAATGCCGATGGATTAACAGAAAACTGAAAGCTAAGTCCTGAACAGGCTAAAGCTGTTATGACAGACATGATGAAAAAATTAAACGAATCAAGTTTGTCAGATGATGAAAAACTTCAATTAATGGATAAAATTGATTGGAATATGCCAGTTCAAGATATTCTTGCGAATATTCAGCATGCTATTGATACTGGTAATATTAATTCAGCTTTTGTAGATACTGCAGGATTAGAAGATGACTCTGAAAGAAAATCAAAGGTTTTAGAAGATTATGATATAAGTGAATCTACTTTAGACGCTTATACAGAACAGTTACAAACAACAGGAGAATTAGCAGAGCAGCATGAAAAATTAGCGGATTCTTTAGAATATGCTAAAAAACAATTTGGAGATGAATCTGACGAAGTTAAGAATGCTCGTAAAGCACTCACGGCATTTAACGGTGAGTCTGAAGATATGGCTGTTGATTTAGCGCAAACTCAAAAAGGTCTTGAGTCATTATCTAATAATATGGCTGAATATGGAGATATTTTAAAGAATGGCGATAAGACAACTTTAGAATATGCTGAAGCTCTTGGAAAAGTAAAAAAATCTTTAGCAGATACTTTAAATGTGTCAGAAGAAAGTATTTCTAATTCAACAGTTGAAGAACACCTGGGTGATATTGAAGCACTAGCAGCAGGAGATGAAGAAGCCCTTAATAATTTACGAATAGCCGCAAGTCAAGATATTGTAGCTGGTTTTTATATGGCAGAAGACAGTACTCTTACAGAAGAACATATGGAGTACTTAAAGCAAAAAGCTATTGAAGTTAATTCATTAAATATTGAAGTCGGCGCTGATATTAATGATGAAGAATTTACTAATGCTTTAAATGATATGCTGTATAATGGAGAATTGACCAAAGAACAGGTTAATGAATATCTTCATGGAATTGGCGTTGAACCGCATTTTGAAACAGTTAAAAAGGAAACGACATTATTCTCAACGGCAGGAATGCATGTAAAAGGAGATATCTTTGGAATTCCATATGATGTTTCACTACCTTCTTTTGAAGTCTTAGGACAGGTCGATGTTCCTCAAATTGTTCCTGAAGGAGAAAGTGCTCAAAGTAGTGGACCGAGTCAAGGTAGTACAGGTCTTAGACGTACAGCTAGTCCAACAGCTCCAAGTGGTCAAACAGGTATTAGTCCAAGTTATGTAAATAATGCCTATAAACCTGATAGTAATGATAGTAATAAAAATAAAGAAAAACAACCTAAAAATAATAAGCCTAAAGAATATCAAAATAGTGAATGAGATTATTTAACAGATATTACTAATGACCTTGATAGAGCTGAAGCTGTAATGGAAAGGCTCTCCAAATTAGAAGATCGACTTTATGGGGCTAGTCGTGTTTCTCAGTTAAAGAAAATTTCTAATGAATATAAAAAGTATATTGCTTTGTTAGATAAAGAAGTTAAATTAGCTCAAAAACATGCTAAAACTTTAAGAGAAAAAGCTACTGATGAAAATGGTAATTTAACTATTAATGGTTATGCTAATCAGGCAGGTTTTGATAGAGTTGAATTTGATGCTAAAGGGAATATTCAAAACGGAAAAGCTATTGAAGAAGCATTATTAAAACAATTAAACCAGGCTACTACAGATTATAATAATCACCGTAATGATGAAGATACGAGCAGATACGAAGCAGCACTTAATTTAGCTCAAAAAAATTATGACGGATTTATGAAAGCTCTGTCTGAATATGAAGCCACTCTTGGAACAATAGAAGATGGTCAAAATGCTATTCAAGACTATAAAGAAAAGATTCAAGATGCGGCGGATGCTGTTGTAGACTCTATTCAAGAAGGTATTGATAATGTTGTTGAAGCGATTGATAGTCAACGAGAATTTATGAAAACATATCGTGATTGACAACAAGGTGGTAATGATTATAGTCATTTTGATAATGATCGTCAATATTATACTGAAGGTTTAGAAGGAATATTCTCACCAACCGAAGGTTCCAATGGAGCTTCCGTTTTTGATGAGCAACTTATGAATCTTCAAAATAGATATAAGGATGCTAAAAAAGTTTTTGATGGTAATTCTAATAATGCAGACGATGAAGCATTAAGTGAAGCTGATGCTCAAAATAATTTACGAGAAGCTACAGACAACCTTACTAAAACTTTAAATTCTGCAATTGGTTATTACGATTCACTTATGGATACAATTGATAAAGCTTCTAAGAAAATGGATGATTTAATAGATAGCCGTCTTGAAGAATTTGATGATATTAATTCATATCTTGATAGTAAATTAGAGCAATCTCAATTATTATTTGGTGATAGACCAGAAAATAATTCTCAGTTTTATCAACAAAAAATTGCTACAAATATGGAAAAAATGGTTTCAATTAATACAGCGATTGAAGCTAAACAAGCAACGGTAGAGACTCTTGAACATCTTGAAGCTAGTGGCAAAGAACTTTCTACAGAAGAGCGTCAAACATTAACGGATGCTCGTAAAGAACTTGCGAAACTTCAAAAAGAACAAACCGATACTGAAACAGATTTATTAACAGATATCCGAAATAAATTAAATGAAGATATTAAAAAAGAATTAAAAGAAGCTGTTAAAAAAATGTTCAGTGATGGCGACCCAGAATGAATATCACAACAATGGGAGATAGCCGCGCGAGACGATTCTCGATTTTTAGATGATTACAATCGTGCTTTTGAAATTGAAAAATTAGAGTTAAAGTATCAAGAAGCTTTAAATGATGCACGGAAATTCTCTCTTTCTATTCAAGAAGAAATTTCAGAAAGAATGGAAGAAGAGCTTAATTGACTTAGAACAAAATTAAATGTTTCTAAATATGATGTTGAATATGCAGAAAAAAATCTAGAAATACTCCAAAAGAGAATAGCTCTAGAAGAAGCAAGAGAAAATAAAACTCAAATGAGATTACAGCGAAATGTCGCAGGTAATTATGATTTTGTTTATACTGCAGATGAAGATGCTATTAATGAAGCCAAAGAAAATTTATTAAGAGCTCAGCAAGAAGCTTATAATCTTTCTAATCAAATGTGACGAGATACTTATGAAAGCGCTATTAAAGCTGCGAGAGATGCTGAAAGTGTTATTCTTGAAGTTGCTACTGATACAACTATTGGTCTTGAAGAAAGACAAGAACGTGTTAGATGGTTATTAGATAATCTCGGAGAATATATAAATAATTCTAGAGTTGAATTAAACGAAGTAAGTGTTAATTTATACAATGACGTTGTAGGCGCAGAACAATTAATTGCAGAAGAAAATCTTGGCAACCTTGCAAATCTTTTTGAACAAATGAGGAATGATTCAATTCAAACAAAAATATCAACTCAAAAAGACGCCGAAGAAATGAAAGAATCTGTAAAAAATTCTATTTCTGGTGAAGGTGGAGTAACATCAACCTTAGCTACCGCATGAGAGAATGTTCGAAATAGTGGAGATGAAGCTTGAGGTGGATTAGCTGAGGATGTAGGCGGAGAAGAAGGATACTTGAAAAAGATCCGGGATGCATCTAATAATACTTGAAAAGGTATCGGCGCCACTGGAAAAACAACTTGACATAATTTAAAAGACGCGGTAACTGGTAAAGATGGTATTTTAACTGGAATAACAACTGGTTCTGTTGATAGTTGAGAAAAAGTAGGAAAAGCTGGTGTAAATAGCGTTAAAACAGTAGAAAAAGGAACTAAAGAGCCTTTAAAAAGAATTAAACTTGGTTCTGAAAACACAGTAGAGGGTATCAATGAAGATGTACAATGACTGGTTGGTGAACTTGGAACTCAATTCCAATTAGGTACAAACTATGCAATAGGTAGTACAACTGAAGTTGAAGCTGCAGTAAATGGGGCTTATAGTGGTATTACTCAATCTATGTTTGAATATGAAGAAGCTAATAGAAGTGCAGTAGCAGCATCTGGAGAATCTCTTGATACTTTTGTTGCTGATAGTGTAAATACTGCAGCAGAACGTGTAGAAAATTTAAATGGTACAGAAGAACAATTTAGAGAAGATTTACAATTATTAAATACTACTATTAGTGCATCTGCGGCTGAGATGAAGAATTGAAAAACTATAATTGACGCAGCCATAAAGTCTTCTAAGAAACTTATAACTAAATCTAATAAATTGAATACTAGTATTGGAAATGACGGTGTTCAGTTAGCAATAGCCGCTGGAACAGCAGAAGCTTTTACCGGAGCATCAGATGGGTTAAAAGATTCATTGGACGATTTAGCAGATGCAGCCGATGATGTTTCAAGTTCAATAAAAACAATGGCCTCAGACATTTCTAACGCATATGTAAATTTAGCACGAGCTGCAAAAACAGCAGAAAGCGCTTATAAGAATATGAAAACAGCTGCGAATTATGCTAGATCTGCCGCAGACTCAGCTGACAGAGCGGCACAAAGAGCGAATAATTCTATTGATACTTTAAATAGAAATTCAAGTGGTGATCAAATTGACCTTAGTTGAGTTTCTAGGCTTAAAGAAAATGTTCAGAGTGGTGTTTCAAGTTTATTTGATAAATTTAAATTTAATACTCCTATGTATACTAATATTTGACAAGTTGGAGATACTTTTACTCCCGGTTGATATGATACTGGTGGTTACACGGGAAAATGATCTGATGGAGATACTGATACTAAAAATGGAAAATGAGCAATTCTTCATCAAAAAGAACTTGTTCTTAATGCGACAGATACAGAGAATATTCTTTCAGCTGTTGATATTGTACGTGATATTATGTCAGGAATAAACAATATATCTTCTTATAAAAAGAATATTTTTGAGCAACAGAATAGTTCTAATGATATAAAACAGAAAGTTGAAATTAGTGCGACCTTCCCTGGTGTAACAGAAGCTATTGAAATTAAACAAGCATTAGAACAACTTGCAAATAACGCTTATCAAGCTGCTAATAGAAGATAAAATTAAAGACCCTATTTTATATAGGGTCTTTTTTTAGTTTAAATAACAAAAGGTAATAAAATAATATTTTTAAAAATTAAATAAAATAGAAATAAATCACGGCTATAAAAGGAGAATAAATGGAAACTGTTTCTTATTTAACTATTAATGATGAAACAAAAGAAATTGCTGATTTAGCTAGCCGTAATAATATTGAAAATATTGCAGCAGTTGTTGCGGCACATAGTATGAATTTAGAAAACTTGCAAGCTGATGTTGGTCCAGGAGGATCAATTGAAAATGCAATCAATAATGCTACAATAATAGCTCAAACAGCACAACAAGGCGCTACTGCAGCAGCGGATTCTGCCGCTACAGCAGAACAAAAAGCTATTGAAGCTGGAGCTATTGCTTCGTCTGCGCAGAGTGCTGCAAATAATGCTTATTCAGCAGCAGCAAATGCTTTAAATCAAGCGATAAATGCTGAAAAAGCCGCCTCTCTTGCAAATGAAAATGCAAACTTAGCTGTCGCTTCTGCAACAACAGCTCAAACTGCAGCAAATAGCGCAACAGAAGCTGCTTCAGAAGCTTGAAGTAAAGCCGATGAAGCAGATTCTGCAGCAGCAAGGGCTGATGCTAAGGCTGAACAAGCCAATGAATCTGCTATAACCGCACAAAATAATGCAGTACGAGCAAATTCTTATGCTCTAGGTGCTTTAAATAGCTTATCTACTCTTGAATCAGTTATTGATACTGTTAATTGGTTTGCTGATCACCGTCAACAAACAACAGATACAGAAGTACAAGATAATAAAGATTATTATACATATGATCCTAGTACGGGAGCAATGACAAAAGTTGAACCTGTTGGTGATGAAAATCCTAGTCAATTAGAATGATATGAATTAAATGAAACAATACAAAATTATATTGTGTCTCATGTTGCAGAAACAGAAGATGGACTATCTGTTTTTTCTATTTCTAATGGGTGAAGTATTTTAGTTTCTTCTGGCTCAGGTAAATATCCACCTGGTGTATTTATTAAAAATCCAGAAGGTTCAATTAAACAAGCTATGACAGCAGATGGAATTTCATTTGATGAAACTGCTCCTTTTAAAATTGGCGATGAAAACGCATATATTGTATTTGATGGCAATAATAATATTGTTATCGGCGGAGAAAATGTAGAAATAAATTCATCTGTTTCTGTTGGAGGAAATAAAACACTTTCTCAAGTCCTTAATGATCTTGATCAAACAATTACTTCAATAGAATACGGTCAAGGTAATTCTAATATTGATCATTCAGATATTGAAGATTGATATCCCGAATGTCCTAGTTGAGAAGCTGATAAATATATTTGAATGCGAACAACTACGAATGGATTAGAAGAATATAATTATACTTGTATTCAAGGAGCCCAAGGGCCAGTTGGCGAAACAGGACCTATGGGTGAAACTGGACTACAAGGTGAAATTGGAGAAACTGGTGAAACTGGGCCAATTGGTGAAACAGGGCCGCAAGGTGAGACAGGACCTGCTGGTGAAGATGGAATTTCTATTGTAGGGCAGGTAGTTCATTATTGTGTAATGGATTCTGAAGATGCTGACCCAGAATCAACAGAAGATGAAGATGAGATAGAAAGTTCTGAAACAGGAGATACTGGAGAAACAGGAGATACTGGAACAGAAAGTTCTGAAACAGGAGATACTGGAGAAACAGGAGATACCGAAGATCAATCTGGAGTTACGGTTGACGAATGAAGATGGGTTGGTTCTTTAACAGAAATCATGCCAATACCAAAAGGAAGTTGACTTTGAACTCGTGTTACAACTTTTTATAATGATGGAACTGAATCTGTTGTTTATCAAAAATCATATATAGGTGCCGATGGCGAAGATGGAAAAAGCGTCTTTATTCAAAGTGCCTCTAAAGAAAATGGAATAACGACAGTTGTTCTTATTGACAGTGAAGGTCATGAAGAAACACTAACTATCGCAGATGGTGAAGAAGGTGCTAGCGGTTTACCTGGCGCGCCAGGTACAAATAGTTACGTACATATTGCATGAGCAACTGCGGCGGATGGATCGACAGGATTTAGTACAGATGACAGTATAGATAAAACTTATATGGGTGTTTATACTGATAGTGTTCAAGCTGACAGTATTGATCCTGAAGATTATTCATGAAGTTTAATTAGAGGTGCTGATGGCACATCTATTACAATTAATAATATTAAATATGCTAAAAATACAAATGGAGCGGTTCAGCCTGCAGATTCAGACTTTGATACAGCCATACCAACTGTAAATAAAGGCGAATGACTATGAGTTAAAACAACTTATAGTGATAATAGTACTGCTGTTACTAAATCATATATTGGTACAGATGGTGAAGATGGTCTTTCTGTTACCATTCAATCTACAACCAAGAGTAATGGTATAACTACTATCGCTTTAGCTGATAGTAATGGTAATCTTCTTGATACACTTACTATTGCAGATGGTCAAGATGGTGATATTGGTGCAACAGGGCCTGCTGGTGCAGATGGTCTATCAAGCTATATTCATACTGCATGAGCTACAAGTGCAGATGGTTCTCAAGGATTTAGTACCAATGATAGTGTAAATAAAACATATCTTGGTGTTTATACTGATAATACACAAGCCGATTCTCAATCTTATGGAGATTATTCCTGGTCATTGATAAAAGGTGAAAAGGGTGACCCAGGCGACGCGGCTTATACTTATAATTTATTATGTAGTCCTTCTGCTATAGTTAAAACATCTGCCGCAAATACTCCGCCTGAAATTACTTTTACATCTAAAAGAGCACAAGGCATTGGAGATTTCACAAATTATGCTGGAAGATTTATAATTGCAACATCAGAAGATGGCTCAACTTGAACGAATAGATACACAAGTTCATCTAATGAAGCTACAAAAACTTATACTGCTCCTGCCGCGGCTAAATTTGTGCGGTGTCAGCTATATCTTGCGGGAGGTACATCAACATTAATTGATACACAAACAATACCAATCATTAGTGATGGTGAACCAGGACAGCAAGGTGAAGATGGTAAAATTTTAAATATTCTTCCAGGTGTTTATACTACATCAAATCTACCTTCTATTGGAAGCGTAGAAGAAGCTGATGCTTATCTTGTTGATGATGGTGATGGTCAGTATGATTTATACTATAAAGGTAGTGGTGCTATTTCTTGGACAATTGTTGAAAACTGACAAGGTATTGAAGGTCCGCAAGGTCCACAAGGTGCCACAGGAGAAACAGGTGCAACTGGTGCTCCAGGTACGGCAGCATATACTTATGATTTAGTATGTAGCCCTGCGGCAATTGTAAAATCTGAATCTGGCGCTCTTACACCTTCTTCAATAACAATTTCAGCAACAAGATTGCAAGGTACTGGAACACCTTCTGCTTATGCTGGAAGATTTAAAGTTGAAGAGTCTAATGGCTCTACATGAACAACTAAATACACTTCTAGTTCAAATGAATCTAGTAAAACATATAGCCCAACAGCTACAGCAAAATTAATTAGATGCACATTATATTTAGCTGATGGGACAACGACACAACTCGATACACAGACTGTACCAATTATATCTGATGGTCCAACTGGTAAAACAGGTGCTACTGGAAATACTGGTGCTACTGGAGAAACAGGCGCGACTGGCAACACAGGGGCAACTGGACAAACAGGAGCAACTGGGGCAACTGGACAAACAGGAGCAACTGGGGCAACTGGACAAACAGGAGCAACTGGGGCCACGGGTAATACAGGACAAACTGGGCAGACAGGTAAAACGGGTGCTACAGGAGAGACTGGTGAAGATGCATATACAGTCATATTAACTAATGAGTCTCACACATTCCCCGCAGGAACTAACGCGGCAATAGCAAGTTCAACTGATTGTCAGGTTCTTGCTTATAAAGGAGCCACGCAAGTTGCTGCTACAATTGGAACAATTACTGGTCAAGTGACAGGTTTAACAACAAATGTTCCTGCAAGTTCTAATGGTACTACTTTAGCATCATTTACAGTAACGGCTGCAACAACACTTACTACTAAAAATGGTACATTAACTATTCCTATAACTGTTGATGGAAAATCATTTACAAAACAGTTTACATGAGCATTATCATTAACAGGCGAAAAAGGGCAAACTGGTAATACTGGGGCGACAGGAGCAACAGGTGATACTGGAGCAACTGGAGCCGATGCATATACCGTAATACTTACAAATGAGTCACATGTATTCCCAGCTGGTACTAGTGCCGCGCTTGCTTCTAGTACAGTTTGTAATGTTATTGCTTATAAAGGTACGACACAAATAGCTGCTTCTATTGGAACTATTAGTGGTCAAATAACAGGTTTAACTACATCTATTGCTAATAATAATAGTACATCTGCTAATTTTACTGTTAATGCGGCAACTACATTAACAACTAAAAGTGGTATTCTTACAATTCCAATAGTAGTAGATAATAAAAGTTTTACTAAAAAATTTGCTTGATCGCTAGCTAATGAAGGTACTAAAGGTGCAACAGGGGATACTGGTCCTGCAGGACAGACAGGACAAACTGGTCCTGAAGCGGTAGTAACCATTACACCAACAAATGTTAATTGAGCTGCTAATACTGCTGTATTAAATGTAACATTAAGAGTTAATGGCGTAATTACAACACCAAAAACTTATAATTGAACTAAAGGAATCGCAACTACATCATTAGGTACTGCAGCGACACTATCAGTGAATGATTTAAATTCTACATATAATTGTACTGTCACATGATAAGATAAGGAGATAAAATGAGCACACAAACTGGTTCAATTAGTTTTGAAGCAACTGGCGGTTTTAACAGTTATGCTAAACAAAACTATGCGACTTTGTCACAGATAAAAGGACAATTTGCTACGTGCGGGACTGGTGCAAGCACAGCCGCAAAAGTAGCTACAATTGTTCCTGCTGATTCTGGTTGGACTCTTTATGACGGTGCAACTATAACAGTAAAATTTACAAGTAAAAATACAACAACAGCGCCCACACTAAATGTTAATAGTACGGGCGCTAAACCTATTAAAGATTTTAATGGTAATGATTTAATTAAAGCCGCGTATGAATGGCCTGAAGGTGCGGCTATGTCATTTACATATGATGGCTCCTCTTGGAGAATACAAGATAGTAACTTAATGGAACGTGTTCATACTGCAGAAACAAGTATTGAACAGAATGCAAATGAAATTAGTTTAAGAGCTACTAAAGAAGATGTAGATAATGCTATAGATGACGTTAAAATCACTAAATCTGCATGTGGCAGAAGTATTATAACTGAAGATGCTGCAGATTTACCTTTACTTGATTTAAGTATTTATGGCGAGTGCGTCCAGGATGGGACCCCGACACCTGATGCGCCGGTGTATATTCAGGCTGTGAGAGGGAGGAATCTGTTTGACTTATCTGCCGTGGCGGCTATTGATGAGAGGATAGTTGTAGATGGTTCATCGATGTACGTCCCCAATCCGGCTATACTTTCTGGCAAGACTGTGCTTGAAAACGATGGCACTATGAATCAAATCACCATCTCCTATCACGTCACAACGCATGACAGCACAAAAAATGGTGGGTTGCGATTAGCGATTACCTATACCGATGACACCATTGGATACACGGATACCAACGCGCACCATGAAACCGAGATTAGGTATGCGTGGACCTCAAATCCGAACAAAGTCGTTTCCAAGGTAGCTTGGTTCTATAACACGCTTAACCCGACAACCTTGCGAAACATCCAGATAAACCGTGGTTCAGCCAAGCTTGATTATGTGCCATATGGTCAGGTTCCGTTGATATCGCATGGTGAGAACTTGATTCCTGAATTCTCGTTTGAGGAGATGACCGCGCAAGACACACATGAGAGCGGCACCTATAAGACAGTGCCTTTCTCAGTCAAGCCGAATACAACCTATTACTTCAAGCCTTTCGTTGTTGATGGATATGACCCAAAGGCCAAAGGCACGTATGTTCTGGTTGCGAATTCCTATTCCAATAAGCAATGGATGTCATATGCCCACGCTTCTGTTGGCGCACAAAAGGGCGTGTTGACCACAGATGAGTCTGGAACTTTATGGTTCAATGTATATCGGAATATCTCTAAGGCAGACTACGAAGACATAATGTCGCATGTAAAAGGCATGTTAGTTGAAGGTTCCGTTGAGCCGGACACATACGAACCCTACCGCGAGTCTGTGAGCTACATCGACCTGAAGGGCGAGGAGCTGTACTCCATGCCAGACGGCACAGAGGACGTGCTCACGGTGGATGCGAGCGGGCATGCGGTGATGGAGAAGCGGGTTGCAAGTGCCGTGTTTGGCGAGCTGGCCTGGACATATGGCGGAACAAGCATCAGCGACATAATGACGATGCTGTCAGTTGACTTGAAGCAGTACGTGAAAAAACCCACAGCAGGAAACGTCGCCGCGAATATCTTATGCGACACCTATCCGAAGAAGACCGCAGATAATACCTACTTGAGAGTTACAGGTGCCTCATTCAACACGGCTGGCAACTTTATCGTGTACGACCCTGACTACAACACAGCAAGTAGTCCAAGTGCGTTCAAGGCGGCACGGTCTGACGCTATGCTCTACTATCAGCTAGCCGAACCACGCACCATCGACCTCGGCTACATCGACATGCCCACTACGTTCGATGGCGGCACCGTCCACGTGGAGGCCGAGATACAACCGCAAATATGCGGTTCATGGTGAACAAAATCTGGTCAAGAAGCAGGTAATGCACATCAATCTTCAGTTAAAGAAAATGCTGAATTACGTATTGCAGCCGATGGAATTACTTCTGAAGTTTCTAAAATTTCAAGTGCAAAATATCTTAATACTGGTTATAATTATACTCTTGCTCAAATTAAAACTTACTCAGCAGAAGGATATAGCGGCACTTGAACAATTGCCAGCGATTCAAGCATTAGAGCCGGAGATACTGTTTATTATAAAGTAACAGATACAACAAGATCATGTCCTGTCTATGTTAAAGCGACAGTCACAAAAGTTAATTCAAACACCTCTATTACTTCTACTTCTCATGGTTATGAAGATGTATTACCAGTTGATACTATCAAATCTACTATTAATCAATCTGCGGATAGTGTTAAAATTCAAGCTAAACATATTGAGATTGATGGAACCGCAACCTTTAAGAATAATGATAATACTACAACTACTCTTAGTAATTATTTAACTAATAATTATGATGCTAAAGGTGCAGCTCAAGAAGCTATAAATAATTTAGAAATTGGTACAAGAAATTTTCTATTAGGAACCGCAGAAGAAAAAACAAATGCCGATCTTGTTACTTTTGATTTATCACCAGCTTTTTATGAATTATCTACTGATGATATATTAACTATTTCTTTTGATGTGAATGTTGCTTCTACAGGATGAATTGATTGTTATTGAAGAAGTGCGGCTAGTGGGGGAACTACTTATGCAAATGAAGCTAGTTTTTATCCCGCATGAGAAATAACTAGTGCAGGAGAATGATTACATTTTTCAGCGTCAGATATAATAGGTCCAAATTTAACAGATGCAAAAGTTTTAGCTTTTAGATATAATACAACTAAACATAGTAGTGCAACAAGTAAATCTAAAACCTTTAAAAACGTAATGCTTGAAAAATCAACAATACCTTCTTCTTGACAAGAAGCACCAGAGGATATTCAAGCAAATATAGATATAGCTCAAAACACAGCTAATAACGCTGCTCCTAAGACTTCAGCAGTTTCTCGCACCCAACGCATATATTATCAATCTGCTAGTACAACTAAACCTTCTACTCCTGGTACAGTTTCTAGTGATTGAGTTTCAGATGAAAGTGGTGCACCTGATAAATGAACTCTTAAACGCATGAGTTATTCTTCTACTAAACCCTATATTTATACTTGCGAACAGAAGCAAGTTGTAAGTGGTACAGTCTCTTATACTCCTGTTCTCTTGGATGATACTACTACTGTTATAGATGGCGGTAAAATTATTACTGGTAGTGTTACAGCTAATGCTTTAAATGCTTCAAATATTAATGCTAGTAACATGTTAACTATTGGTGCTTTTAATTCTAATACTCAAAATTCAATTTTAAATTCTGAAGTAATGGATGAGTTAGTTTCTCGTGGTGAACAACTCGTTATTAATGGTAATGCTTTTATGGGTGATAATACTAATTTTTCAATGTGAGTTTATGACGGAGTGAAAGCGAATGTGTCAGGAGGATCGTTTACTCATTCTATTCAATATAGTACAACACTTTGAACTGATGAGTTTATTCCAATTGATGGTAATAGCATTTATGAATTTTCATTTGACGCTATATCAGAGAGTGGTGATGCAAGGCTATATGGTGTATTTTATTGTTATGATATAGATAACAATGCTATAACAGCGTCAGATATTCTTTATATTAATGGTTCAACTACAACATTGGCGCAAGATCTTAAATCTGGCGATACTTATGTCTATCTTACAGATGTGTCTGGATTCGACCCAAACGGCGTAGATGTTAATGGAGCATATTCTAGATCACTTATTTTTTGGGATTATACAAATTCAAAGGGATATAGATACCCAATCGAAACATATTCACGGCATCGTCTTTCATATGACAAATGAGCTGCGCATTCAAATATCGACTATACAAATAATCGAATACAACTCAAAACAGCATACTCTGGTACGACTATACCTGCTGGTACTCCAGTTTCTCAAGGAAATAGCGGTTCTACGTATGAATATCCCGCAGCAGTTAATGCGCTTATCCCATCTGATTGGCAGCATTATACTGGTTACGTGCATCCAAAAGGTGTGACTGTTCCAACTGGGGCGAATGCTACTCTTCGGCCAGGAACCGCAAAGGCGAAAGTAGGTTTTTTGTGGAATTATGGTGGTTCATCTTCTAAACCACAATCACAAATATGGGTAACAAATGTATCTTTAATGAAATGGCGTATTACAAGTTCAGAAACAATTGAGCAAACTCAACAAATTTATTATAGAAGTAGTAGTTCTTCTGTACCAAGTGGTACTGGACTTCCAACAACATGAGTTACAGCTACAACTGATTTATTTGCAACAACAAATATTGATGCATCTAAATGAAGTCTTAAAGCTTCACGATTAACTGCAAATGCAGATGGTACTGGAACTAAGTATCCTTATTTATGAACTTGTACTCAAAAGAAAACTTTAGATGGTACAGTTTCATATGGAACCATAACTCTTGATGATACTACAACAATAATTGACGGCGGAAATATTATCACAAACAGTATTGCAGCAAATAAAATTAAAACATCTGAACTTCAAATTGGACAATCACAAGTTACTAATTTAACAACAGATATTGCCGATGCTAAAAAACACACTCAAGTTATTGTTTCAGCAAGTAATGTTAATTATGCTGCAAACACGTGTATATTGACTGCTCGATTATATATTGATGGTGAATTACAAACTGGCACATCATTAAGATGACAATGATACAGAGATGGTGCCGCACAAGGAAGCCAAATGACAGGCGCTACAGGAATGTTGAATGTTACATCTACTCTTGGAATAGGGCATCGCTATTCCTGTAAATGTACATTCTAGAAAGGAGATAATATGGCAGAAGAGATTGGTGAGCTTGATCTCACTGCACAAGCCGATGCAGCTAAAACCGCAAGTAATTTTATTACAGAAGTTACAAATAGTGGAATTATGGTTGCTGATCAAGGTAAAGGCACAACGGATGGCGTTATTACACCAAATACAACAGGTTGGCATCTTTCTGATACACTTGAACTTATTAAGGATGGTATTACAACATTTAAAGTATGATTAAATGAAAATGAAGATACTACAAAAATGCGTATTGGTAATGAAGATAGCAATCATATTACGCTTGATGATACAGGTATGAAAATATTTGATTATAATGATAATACAGCAACATTTAATAAAGATGGTATAGAAATTGGTACACAATATCATGTACAAATTTTATCAGATGGTATGCATATAATTGATCCTGCTGATGTTGTAGTTGCATCTTATGGTAAAAATTCAATAATTGGACCGTCATCTGATTTTCATTTGTCTACTACTGGTAATCGTATGGAATTTTGGCAAGGCAATACGCTCGTTAGCTATATTAACAATAACCAAATGAAGATACCTAGCATCGTAGTCGATGAACGTATGGAAGTTGGTAATTGAACATGAATACATCGCGCTAATGGGCATCTTTCGTTGGTTTGGATTGGAGATGATATTTAATGGCACTTGCAGCAGGTGACACCTTCGTGGTGGGTGATTATACATACACGGTGATTGTCGGCACAACCGTATCTGTATCGGCGACCGATAAGACAAAATCCGCTTATGAAGACATTCCTTCAAGCATCTCCTATGATGGATATAGCTACTCTGTGCATAGTGCAGAATCTTGTTTTCAGGATTGCACAAACCTTATAAGCGCGCCTGGATTTGACCCAAGCGTTACTAATGTAGTTTATGATATGTTTAGAGGGTGCGTGTCCCTCGTCAACCCTCCCAACATGGGGAATGCAACAGTAACGCGCTTCTGGGCAAATAGGATGTTTTATGGCTGTAAATCACTAGTGAATCCACCGATTCTGCCGCGTCCTGGTTCCTCTAGTTGGGTTTCGTTTAGGTTTGAAGAAATGTTCTTCAACTGCACGTCCTTAACTCATGGTCCAGATATGAGCATATATGACTCGGGATGCGAAGTCTCTCTAAAAGGGATGTTCTCATGGTGTAAGTCCCTTATTAGCGCCACACTACCCAAACTTATCAATAATTCACAACAGCAGAGTAGTAACAATCTTTCAATGGTATTTAACTTCTGTGAGGCGTTACGGGTCACGCCAGAATTGCCAAGTGATGCGGTTGGCGAAATGTATGCTTGCTTTAACGGCTGTGAGGCGCTTGTTGATGCGCCGATTATCCCGAGCGGCATAACCGATGTTAGATATTGTTTTAGAGATTGTAAAAACATGGAGACGGCACCTGTGTTACCGAACGGCATTACATCGCTGGACAACACTTTTAAGAACTGTAAAAACATAACTGTTGCGCCAGTAATTCCAAGCGGTGTTACTAATCTAAATGTTAGTTTTTGGGACACTGGTATAACGGAGATGCCAGTTCTTCCCTCTGGGGTAACAACTATGAGATCCGCATTCGGTAATTGCCAGTATTTAACGAGAACGAAGACAATTCCAGCGAACGTGTCGGATATGGGTTATTGCTTTTATAAAACATCAATCTCGTCCGCTCCGGCTATCCCTCAATCTGTTACGAAGTTGGATTCCTGTTTTAGTTATTGTGAACATCTGACAAGTGGACCAGATTTAAGCGCGTTGACACAACTCAGTTCGCTTTTTAACGCGTTTTTAAGTTGCACATCAATGATTACTCCACCAGTGTTGCCTGAATCTATGCAAGATGACGGCACTGATGGTTCATTTGGAAGTATGGTCCAGACGTTCGTTGGTTGTTCGGCGCTAAAGACAGCTCCCAGAATACCAAATGGAGTCAAAAGTCTAAGTAGTTGTTTTTCTGGATGCACGAATATGGAATCAGCGCCGCAAGAGATACCGTCAAGTGTCATTAATATGAACAGTTGTTTTCGCCAATGCTCGTCAATGGAGAATACTCCGAACATGAGAAATGCGTCATCTGTTGTCAGTATGAGAGGAACTTTTTATGGATGCAGTAAAATAAAATCTGCTCCGATAATTAACGCAAGCGTGACGGATATGAACTATTGCTTCTACAATTGCTCGTCATTGACTGGGATCATCGTTGTTAATTGCACGCCGACAGAGCGCGAGAGTGTGTTTAGTAGTACGAGGGAGCCTATTTTCATTATCCTTGACGGGACAGCTGATGCCGAAACTTGGCGTGCGATAGCCGACGAGTACGAGAACGTATACTTCTTCGCCGACTCTAACTCCAAGCCCGCTTTATCATTTTCTGTTACCCGTGTTTCGGCAAATGGACAAACGACCGAAAATACCGAGGGTGTTTGGGTTTATATCATCGCGATTGCAACGGTTTATTCTGACCATCTGCCACCAGGATATAGTAATGAAGTCGGTGCAATTACGTTAACTGATAATAGTGCATCCACTTCACCTACGTGAGTTAGCGATTCAATCGTTGAAGGTGAACATAAAGTTACCGAGACGCGGCATACATGATTGCAGATTTCGACTATCAGACATGTTTTCGCAATGTCAGTGGTTGATAGCTATGATGTTAGTTCACCAACTATCACGGTTAAGTTACCCAGCACAAATACGCTGTTAGACTTCTCGCCAGGCGGTAACGGCATGGCGGTTGGAAAGATTGCAACTAGAGATGCATTCGATTGTGCAATACCCGCATATTTTAATAATGTTAACATTGATGGCGATATTCAAATATCAGGTGATGTAAGAAATACGAGTGGTAATGCGAAGTACCTCCCATTATCGGGCGGTAGTATGACTGGGACACTCGTCCAGAACGGTGGTAACATAAACATCAAGGCAGCGACGCTCGACCGTGATGGTACTGACCCACAATCTAACGAGACGATCTGGGAAGATAACCGTGCGCTCAACCTTATGGACAAGGACGGCGATGTAGTCGGTAGGCTACGCATAGGGCGCAGTACTGGCGGGGTAGATTACACACAGCTGCTTGTGTGGAACGAGGATAGCAGCGGCAATCCCGTATATAACACATTTGCCATTGCAGTTGCCAAGGGCGGCACGAAGTATTACAGCGTGTCTGACGCAGCCAAATTCCGCAGCGACCTGGGTATAGTCTCGAAATCCGGCGACACGATAACTGGTACCACGAATTTCAATGCCGATACCTACGATCGCGACGCGGCGGCTAATACGTCCGGCCAGTCTGGTATAAACGTTCAATGGACGGACAAGAACGACGAGCGCACTGGCGTCATTCGCGTCGACCGCGACACGGGCGGCATCATGCGCATGAAGATAGGCGCGTTCACCGAGAACGCCTCCAATCAAGAGGTTTACAACTGACTACAGTTCGGAGTAGACCGCGATGGAACGAGATATTACTCTGTTTCAGATAAGGACAAGTTCCGTTCCGATATGGGAATCATGGGCGCGGTAACCAAAAACGGCTATGGCGGCCTGATGCACCCAGGCGGTAGCGATACAGCCTATATGCGTACGACGCAGAATGGACTCATTCCATACGAATCTGGTGGTGCATCTTATGTCGGAACATCTACTTGACCATTCAATTGGGGATATTTCGTCAGATTGGCCGTTATCGGAACGGGAGATGCAGCAGGGGCTAGTGCTAGTGCACCTGGTTTGACTATTGGAAATACCAGTGGTGATCATATAGCTATAGATACCAATGAAATCATGGCAAAAGCCAGTGCAACCACCACCGGAACTTTGAATTTAAATATCGATGGTGGCAACGTGGTCATCGGCAAAGCGGATGCCTCTACGGTCAACTTGCGCGGCACTGTACAGGAGAATGGTACAGCTTTGAGCACAAAATATGCGGCAAAATCTCATGGCAATCATGTTCCGGCTATCCAGACAGCAGACAACACAAAGTTTCTACGCAACGACAATACCTGACAGGCCGTTACGCCTGCCCACATAGGCGCGCTTTCAACTACTGGTACTGCTGCAGCAGCAACGAAGTTAGCAACCGCACGTGAGATATACGTCGCACTTGGAACAGTTAGGGATGCGGATAACCCTAACACTTTTAACGGCACCGGTGCATATGCTGCTCGTGTGTCGGGTACTTTGGGAATAGCGCATGGTGGTACTGGTAAGACATCTGCGGCCGATGCATGGGAGGCTCTTGGTGGAAGGGCGCTCGGCAAGAAGTCCTCGCTATCTCCTGGGCGCACCACGTGGTCGCACCCGTCAAAAACACTTTCAGTGCCCGCTATAGGTTATCTTGATGCGACCATACCATATGAAGTGCCAGATGGTAAAGTGATGACTGGTTTATATTCTGTGTGGTCAAGCAATGGAGATGTGAGTCTCGGTAGTTTTAATTACAATAAAGTGCGGCTCTTAAATGCATATAGTACAGCAAAATCTTGTACAGTAACTTATAAGTGGGTTGGCATTAACTCTTCGCTTTCATAGTAGATAGGAGGATTTTATGGAGCAGATGGAGTATATTCTAATTAACCATGAAAATAGGGTCGCAAGCATCGTATACGTGCCAGTTGGTGACCAGCATTTTATGCATTTCAATAACGAAGAGTACCAGCTCATCGTGACCGATTCCTCGGGCATACCGACAAATGCCAATTGAGTCGATTGGATATACGATCCAGAGTCGGGGGAATTTCGCTGTGAACCAGAGGTTGAGGAGCTAAGTTACACTGATCTTGCAACAGGTGAAAAGGTAACGATGACTGAGAATGAATTTAATGACATGGTAGATGAAAAGGTGCGCAACAATGTGGTTGCGGTGCTCAAGGAGCTTATGGACGCTGACGCCGAACTGGCGCGCAAGATTCTAAATCCATAATAACTACCAATATATTAATATTATATAAAAAATGACGCCATGATAATTATTTATGTTATTCTAATGATAATATAATAAAAATATATTTTATATATAAAATATTTTAATATTCTATAAAATATAAAATAAAATAAATAAAGAAAGGATTAAAAATGGCAGTAAGTATAATTGATCAATTCATTGATGGTTTATCTGAAGATTGGATGCGTTCAGTTTTTGTTGATCGACTAGAAAATGCTAGACTTCTAGTTGATGACGAAACTTTTGGAGACAAAGAGGGAGCAAACAATGCTGTAGCAAGTTTCTTACAATTATCTACAGAACAACGTCTTGCAGAAATTGAACGTTTACGTGTTCGTAATATTGCAACACAGTGGGCAAAAACAGCTACCAAAGATGCAATTAATTCTTTAGTAACCGTTCTTCGTACTATCCGTGATACTATTCCCGAAGAAGGAACTACAGGTGAAACTGGAGAAACTGGTGAAGAGGGCAACACCGGAGAAACTGGTGAAAGTGGCGAAAATCTTTAATTTTTAAAGAGCACCTATACGGGTGCTCTTTTTTTTATACACCCGTGAAAAATTTTTTAGACAAAAAATATCAAAGGATAATAAATAATACCAGTTAAAAATTAAATATAATAGAGGGTAAGAAAAAGAAAAAAAAATAAGGAGTGGCTGATATGAAAATTATGCGAAAGCTCTATGATCAATGTATGGAAGAGCTAGATGGTGTAATAGAATATTCTAATTGTGCTACTTCATGCCGAGATAATCCAGATTTATCTAAAATGTATATTAATATGGCTAAGCAAGAATTAGAACATGCACAAACATTACATAATATGTCTAAAAGATTAGCCGAAAGTAAGATAGGTGAAAGTGTTGATCCTATGCTTATGGAACTCTGAGAAGAGATGGAACAGGCTAAAATAAATAAAATGGCTTTAGCAAGAGCCTATGTTACTAATGCAGAAGGATAAGGTGGTTCCAATGCCTGCCGGACAGTATAATAATTGAATGCCAAATAATTGGTCTGGAACATGACAGTGGAATCAACCTTATCAGCCGCAAATGTCTTATAATAACAATAATAATAATAATATACAGCAACCTGTTAGTAATATTCTACGTGTAACAGGTCCAGAAAGTGCTAAAGCTTATCCAGTATCTCCAAATTCTAATGTAATATTATTTGATGGAGAAAGTCCTGTTTTCTATTGGAAATCTACTGATGACAGTGGGTTTGCTAGTATAAGAACTTTTACTTTTGAAGAGCAAAAACAAGAAAAAGTTCAACCAACGGTTGAACAAATTGATACTTCAAAATTTATTACTAAAAATGATCTAGAAGCATTAGAAAAAGATGTTTCTGAACTTAAAGAAATGTTAGAAGGATTGGTGAATTAATATGACTAATCCATTATTTGATAAACAACCTCAACCTGGAAATCAAGGAATCTTTGGTCTTATGAAACAATTAAAAGGCGGTGGAGCACAACAAATGTTTGATCAAATGTATCAAACAAATCCGCAATTCAGAGATTTTGCTAATTCTATGAAAGGCAAAACCCCAGAACAAGCCTTCCAGGAGAGAGGGTTTGACTTTAATTCCTTTAGAAGTATGATAAATTAGGTAACTACTAACGACAGTTAGTGGAAGATATATACAAATTATCAAACGAAAGGATGATAACATTATGGCTGATATGACTTTAAGTGATATTGCTGCTCTAAATCATGATAATGACGGTTGGGGAGGCGGTTGCTGGTGAGTAATTGTTCTCTTCGCTCTAATTTTTGGTTGGGGTAATAATGGGTTTGGCAACAATGGTTTTGCTAATGCAATTGGTTATGAAAATCTTGCAACTTCTAATGAAGTACAGCGTGGTTTTGATAACCAAAATAGTATGGCAAATCAGCGTGAAATCCTCGCTGCGGTTAATGCTGGTACCGCACAATCTGTTGCAACTACAAATCAAACATTCCATGATATGCTAAATGCTCTTAGTGATAAATATATGGAATTACAGCGTGATATCGCTGGTATTGCAGTTGGTCAAGCTAATGCTCTTGCTAATCAGAATCAGTGTTGTTGTGAAACTAAGATGCTAATTCAAGAAAATGCGGCACAGCAACGTTATGAATCTGCTATGCAAAACAATGCAGTTATTCAAGCAATTCAGGCTGAAGGTGCTGCTACTCGTGAAATGTATCAGCAAGACAAGATTGAAGCACTACAGAATCGTGTTAATCAGTTACAGCTAGATCAAGCTATGCAAGGTGTTGTACGTTATCCTAACGTATTTGCATATAATGCTGGCGCCAATCCATTCTGCGGTTGTGGCAATGGTGGTTGCTGCGGCAACATTTAATCAAAAAATAGCTAGGGGTAATGTATAACATTACCCCTTATTATTATGTCATTCTCGACAAGGAAGGAAATTACAAAAATGACTTGTAAATCCGCAATTTATACTACAAATGATACTGGTACTAGTGTTACAGTTACTAATGATATTCCTGTTCAAGTACCTTATGGTGCAATAATTCGTCGCTTTGGTCAAAGCGTTCAATCACAAGGCGGCTCAATCCAGTGTTGTGGTGCTGGATATTTTGATGTAGATCAAATTTTAACTGTCACACCAACTGCGGCAGGTCCGATTACAGCTAGACTTTATCAAGACGGTCAAGCTGTCCGTGGAGCTTTTATGACTCTTACAGGAGAAGCTGATACTCCAATAGCTCTTCCAATTAAAGCTCTTGTCCGCAACTGTGGATGTGATTGTAATAGTGTTTTAACAACAACAATTGATGGTAGTTGTGTTATTAATAACTTCCCAACAGTTGTAAAGAAACTTTAAGACGACAAGGCGATTGTTAGAAAATTTTCTTGACAATCGCCTATATTTCATTTTATAATATTTATAGAAAATAAAGATACTTTATTTTTATTACTCATCTTCCAAGAGAAGAAAGAGTTGCGAGAACGTGCGGCAATGCGTTCTCAGAAATGGTCGCTTCGTGCGGCAACACCGTGATAAGGAGAAAGCCCACGGTGGGACGAAAGTCTTGGACTCCGGACATATACTATAGTTGGTGGTAAGAAACCCAACACGAGGGTTGGAATCCCTCCCCGATGAACATCATCATGCGTGACTGAGCTGCTTTAAGGTTGATGTATATGCCTATGGTCCTCCCGCACAACAAATAAACAAAATGTGAACATATGGGAAGTAGCCCCGAACCAGAATAAACTGGGAAGAATTAAATTATTCAAGCTGCTAAAGATGTAGCCGAGTCCTGCTATGAGGGCTAAGTTAGTAGAAATATCATATGCCGTGCTCTGATAAGTACACGATATAACACTTATCACTTCTCTTGGAGCGAAATAGATGTACTATTCGTTGTAAAAGAAGTTAGGAGTTAAAAATGACGAAAGAACAAAAGAAAAGAGAGCATAAAATAACAGCTCAGTGTTTAGGAATAGTTCTTATTGTATTCGCTCTTGGATTATTTGCAGGTTATGCTGCAAACCATCAAGATATTATCGCTAATTTATTTGCAAGTAAGGCTGATAGTATTCATATTATTCATAATTCAAGTGAAGCAATAGAACATGGTGCTAGGATGAGTTTTTATACTCTAGGAACAACTGAAAATACAGATTATACAATTAAATTTAATGAAGAGCCAAAACAAGAAATCAATCGTTTTTATACTGTTGAAGGGGAGTTTACTAATAATACTGATAAGCATTTTACTACAGTAGAATTAAATTTTTCTTTATTAGATAAAAATGGCAATAAAGTGGGTGACATTCATGGATATTGTGATGGACTAAATCCTGGCCAAACTTGGAAGTTTGTTGCTAGTAATTCTAAAGTATTTGAAACTAATATTCATGCTACTTCAGCGATACTTGACGATGTAATTTATACAACATTATAGGGTTTGTGTTATATAAACCCTATTTTTTTTATGCCTTAAAAAAGTTATAGACAGTCGCAATTAATCTATGATATAATATATTTATAAAGAGAAAGGAAGTTATGAATAAACGTGATTATAGATTCTTTGAACTGGCTCGTCAACAAGCTTTGCAAAGTCAATTTGATAGATTCCATCTTGGGTGTGTTATTACTTATAAAGGTCGAGTAATTGGACGTGGTTCTAATTCAGATAAGACAGATCCCTTGCAAAAACGATATAATAAAGAACGTAAATTTAATAGAAATGGAAATCAACCTATAAAACACAGCGTTCATGCAGAAATTGCTGCGCTTAAATCAATCCCTTATCCAATCCAAGAATCAATAGATTGGAGTAAAGTAAAAGTTTATATTTATAGAACTGCTATTGGGAAAAAATTGCATATGGGACTTGCTCGTCCATGTGCAGGATGTATGAAGGCTTTGCGAGATAGGGGTATCCAAAGAATATATTATACTACTAGTGATGGGTTCGCCGAAGAAAGGATTTTTTAAGCAATAATTAAATTTTAATAGACAAAAACATTATTATGTTTTATAATAATTTTATAAAGAAAGACCTAAACCGTATTGCTTATTTTAAGCTAAGAAGCCAAAAGGTGATGGTTTTGCCCTGGTCAGGCTGCAAATATAAGTAATGTCGCTTATATTCTAAGATAATTACTATTAGGAGAGCGCAGTACGGAACTTAGTCGAAGAGTGATCGGCACATGGCATTGTGTGGAAAAACGAGGGCGCTTTACCGCATGCTTCGGACTAAGGAAGTTAGAATGAGAGAGGTTCTTCAGAATCAAAACCTTATTACTCCGCAGAGTAGACCAGCAGCTTATTGGTCGTTAATAATAAAAGCCCTCTTCACTACTGCGGCTCTGGTGATGTTAAGTGCGATTGTCCTAAGGTTTTACTGGACAGTCGCACTATTTTTATGATATAATATATCTACAAAGGAGAGAAAGGATATATTATGTTGAAGTCTATTCTTGTTGAAGGATGGGAATGCTGGGATGGTTCTGAGGGGAACCACCAATATAAGCATATTCTTGTGGCATCTCATGAAGAAGCACACGCCGCAGGTCTTGAATTTGCTTTTACTCTTCTTGACCCTTATATGAATGAAATTAAGCATTACGCCGAGTACATGGCCGCAAATGGTTATGACTATGATGAAGTTATTCATAATACTATGCTTGAATGTGCTCATTATGAGTTGTGGGAGAAATGCTAATGAGACAGCGTAATATATACCTTGAAAAAATTAATCCTGATATTCACAGTTATGGTATTAATTGGAAACATATGGGTTTTCATCCTATACGGTGGGTGCAGGATTTTATACAACGCCGCAAATGTGGATATGATTATAGAGTAACTTATAATCTTGACTCTTGGATGATTGAACAACTTTATACTTGGCTTAATATGTATCTTGAAGCTAGTTATAATACTATTGATCTTGACTACCATAAATTTAATATTGATGGTATGGAATTAACTGAGTTAGAAGCTATTGTTTATATTATAGATAGTTTTAAACAGTGGCTTGTTTGTATTGATGATATTGATAGATATACAACTGATGAAGAGATTGCGGCTCAAAAGCAGGTTGAAAAAGCATTTGTAGTTTTAGGTATTATTTGGCCTGCATTATGGTGGTAAATATGATTAATAACATTTCTAATACCTGGTTTATATCTGATACTCATTATAATCATATAAATCAAAATAAACAAGGAGAACAACGCGGTGTAATTTTTTTTGAACGTACACAGTTCAAAACTATTAAAGAACACGATGATACAATTGATAGTTTACTTTTTTCTTGGGCAGAAAAACACTATGGAGCAACTTTATTTCATCTAGGTGATTTTGGTAATATTGATCATCTATGGGTAATCCGTAAGCTAAGATGGGAATATGGTATTGAATGTCATTTTGTAATGGGGAACCATGATGCTCGGTCTGAACTTGATAGATTTCAAAGGGTATTTGATAAAGTTTATACCATGCCAGTTTATATTCATCCTAGAATTATAATTTCTCATGAACCTGTGTGGCCTTGTCCCGCAGGAACTTTAAAT